AGTACAGCGTGACCTTCACCGTCCCGAGCATCGCGGGCAAGGTCATCGGTACCGCCGAGAACTCGCTCCTGGAGATTCGGTTCTGGCTCGGCTCCGGGTCGACGAACGTTGCCGAGTCCGGGTTGACCGCCGGGCAGGGAATCCAGGCCGCATGGTCGTTGAACATCACCGGCGTGCAGTTGGAGGCCGGGCCGCTCGCCACCCCGTTCGAGCGGCTACCGCAGGCGCTGCAACTGGCCTGGTGCCAGCGGTACTTCCAGCGGAAGGCATACGCGGCTGTCAACTGTGCGGTCGCCAACGGTACGGCCTGGGGAGCGAACGACTACTACGGAGTGCTGCACTTCCTGCCCATGCGAGTGTCGCCCGCTGTGACGGCCTCGGCGGTGGCGCATTTCAGCGTGTGGGCCGCCGGGACCAGTGGCGTGGGGACTGGCATCAACTTCTCAGGGAGCAGCCCGGACTCCGTCGAGTGGCATATCAACACGGCGGGGGGACCAGCCGCCGGGCAGGGCGTCTGGGTCAGATCAGCGGTCGCCGGTGCCTACATCGACCTCAATGCGGAGTTGTGATGGCCACCCCACCCGTCTACATCCCAGTGCGCATGGCGCAGTTGACGCTGGCCAACGCCGCAGCCGTTATCTACACGGTGCCCGCCGGACTGTCGGTGATCGTCAAGCAGATCATCATCGCCAACGTGGGTGTCGCGTCGGCATCGGCGTTCGTGTCGCTGGTACCCGGTGGGGGTGTCGGTGCGGTGGCCAACCGCATCCTGCACGACACCGACGTGCCGGTGAAGTCGGTGCTGGCGTTCGGGCTGTCCCAGGTGCTCCCGGCGGGGGCGACGATCGCGGCGCACTCCTCGGCCGGGTCGACGTTGACGCTGACCGTGTCGGGGTTGACGTTCGCATGAGCGGCGTCGACCTGTACCCGGACCCGGCCACCCAGCAGACGCTCGCCTTCCCGGCCGGGGTGATGGTCGACTTCGGCGGGACCGCCGCACCGTCGGGCTGGCTGCTGTGCGACGGCAGCCTCGTGTCGCGCGCCACCTACCCGGCGCTGTTCGCGGCCATCGGCGTGTCGTGGGGTGTGGGTGACGGGTCGACCACGTTCGCCCTGCCGGACATGCGTAGCCGGGTGTCGGTCGGGGCCGGGACCGGGTCCGGTCTGACAGCCCGCGCGTTCGCCGCTGCCGGTGGTGCGGAGGCCGGACTGCTGGTCAGCCACTCCCACGGTGCGCACGCCCACGGCGACACCGGCACCGTGTCCTCCGACCACTCCCACTCCGGCGGTACCGCCGGTGCGACCGCCCGGCACACTCACGCCGCGCTGGCCACCGTCCGGTCGATCTACCCGTCGACTGGTTCGGCGGCGGGCATGTACGCGCTGGACTACAACGCTCCGACAACCGGGGACAGCCCGGACCACGCGCACAACTTCACCACCGGCGGGATCAGCGCCAACCACACCCACGCCACCGGGGCGGTCGACGTGCCGGTGGTGGGGTCCGCTTCGACCGATGGGCGGATGCAGCCCTGGGTCGCCGTCAACAAGATCATCAAGGCGTAGCCATGTCACTAACCGCAGTTCCCACCCTGGACGTGCTGCCGCCCGGCTTGGACGCCCGGCTGGTCGCCATCGAGTCCAACCAGAACAGCCTGCCGCTGCGCGACTACATGGACGCCGTCCGGGCCACGCTGTCTGGCGGCGGCGTACTGTTCTGCGACTCTGGCTACAACATCAAGTGGTCCGAGCGCTTCATCCTGATGGGCGGTGGCAAGGGGCCAACTACTGCTGTCGACGGCTACTTCGACCTGCTGTTCCCTCCGGTTGGCACGGTCATCCCCAGGGTCGGTGGTGGCGCGGCCTCGGTAACGGTCACGACGGCGGGCATCAACCTGGACCCGTGGGACACCGTCTATTACATCGTGCCGCTCGGCTCATCCGGTGCGACGGTGAACGCCAACTACCGGATTGTGCAGTACGCCAACGCACTGACGATCCCCTACAACTGGCTGCCGATCGCGGTCCGCAACTCGGACGGCACCGCCACCTTCGGCCACGCCGACACGATCCAGTGGGCCAACGGCCAGTCCCAGACCGCCCGGATACCGGTGACACCGACAGCGCCGTTCGCCAACTACGGGTCGAACTGGGCTGCGGCCACGTATTACAAGCAGAACGGCCGGGTCTGCCTGGAGGGTCTGATCCTTATCAACGGTGGCGCGCAGGGAGCCACGATCCTCACCCTGCCGGTCACCTTCCGACCGGCGCAGGACATGCACAACGTGTGCCACGCCGCAGCCCAGGCGGGGGCGGTGAACTGCTACCGCGATGGGCGGGTCGCCTACAACTACGGACCGACCTACGTCTCGCTGGACGCGGTGTCGTTCCAGCCACAAGGATGACCCACCAGAGGAGAACCAGATGACCGAGACCCCCGACCTGCTGGCGAGTAGCGGCCCAGGCCATGCCAGCGTGACCGTCAACTTCGACTGCGCTGACATGGACGAGGCCAAGACGGTCATCAGCGGCTGGGTGCTGAGCCCAGGCTGTTCGGTGAACGTGTCCTACCAGCAGATGCTGAGCCCCGGCGAGACCGACGACTCCGGAAGCGTGGTTCCCATCCCGCCGGTAGTTCCGCCCGAGCCCGAGCCCGAGCCGCCAGTGATGGACAACACCCTGCCCGGAGACTTGCCGCCCGAGTAGCCCCACCCACGATCGTTAGGGCCTACGCTGAGCCCGGCAGGACGGCCGGTCCGGTTTAGTCACTAAACCGAGGTCGGGGCCACAGGCGGTGTGAACCCGTGAGGAGCCGGTATGGCTAGGTGTGGGTGTGCATCGAACGTCTGTACCTGCACCATCACCGGCGGGGTCGGGGTCCAGGTCACCGGCACCGGGACCCCGACAGACCCGTACATCCTGGGCGCGCAAGCCACCGTCCTGGTGGTCGCGGACAGCGCCTCGGTCGACCTGACCCTGACCGGCAACGGCAGCGCGGCAGCGCCCTACACGCTGCGGGCCGACCTCTCTACCACGCCCAACCCGGGCGGCAACGTGCCGTCCGGCACCATCACCGACTTCGCCGGGGACACCGCCCCCACCGGCTGGCTGATCTGCAACGGGGCGGCGGTCGCCCGGGTCGAGTTCTCCGCACTGTTCTCGGTGATCGGCACCAAGTACGGGACGGGCGACGGGTCCACCACCTACAACCTGCCGGACCTGCGGTCCCGGGTCATCGTCGGTGCCGGGGCCGGGCCGGGCCTGACCACCCGGGTGATCGCGGCCAAGGGTGGTGCCCAGGACGGTGCGGTCATCACCCACGGCCACGGCACCCACGCCCACGGTGCCGCGTCGGACGTGGACGACCGGGACCACAGCCACGGCAACTCCATCAGCGACGGCGCTGGCAACCACCAGCACTACCAGTACACCTACAGCCCAGGCACCGCCGACCTGGCCTCCGGCACTGGCAGAGCCCGCGAGGCGTACGACGGTGGCGGCGGTCGACTGACCAGCGCTGGTGGCGCGCACAACCACACGATCAACAACGCCGGGCGGTCCACTGGTCACTACCACGGCGTCACGGTGAACGCGGGCTCGGTGCCGAACGCGGGTGGCTCGGCGACCGACACGAACATGCCGCCGTACGTCGTGCTCAACAAGATGATCAAGACCTAGGAGAGCCGATGCCTTCATGCTGCGGTGGCACCTCCTGCGCCTGCAAGATCGAGGCGGGCGGCAGCATCGTCATCACGGGGACCGGCTCACCCAACGACCCGTTCGTCGTCACCGCCGACCTCAACCTGGCCGTCATCGACAACGAGACGTTCGACCTGACGCTGACCGGTAACGGCACCGTCGCCAGCCCGTGGGGGTTGGAGGTCGACTACGCGGCGACGGCCCGGCTGACGGACCTGCCGGATGTGGCGGCCACCGCGCCCGCGCCCGGTCAGGTGCTGGGCTGGAACTCGGTCATCGGCCAGTGGATGCCGCAGGACCCGACGACAGCGCCGACCGGTGCGGTCACCCACGGCCCCTCCCTCCAGGGTGACGGCTCGTCGGCCGCGCCGCTGGCCGTGGTCGGGAACGGTGCCCGGTTCATCACCACCGACGCCAACGGGGTGGGGCTGACCGACCCCGGGGTCAACCGGATGGTCCGCCGGTTCGTCAACGACGCGGACCGTACGGCTGTCGCCTCACCGCTGCCGGACCTGAACACCCTGTCGATGCTGGACTCGTCGCCGGGCCGGGTCGACTACTGGAACGGCACGGCGTGGGCACCGGTCAAGCCGGACTACGACTCGGTCCTGGTGGGCGGGGAGTTCCTGCGGCTGTCCGGGCCGTGGACCACGCAGCGCCGCACCTACCTGATCAAGCAGGTGGCGGCCACCTCGGACGCCGGGGGCCAGATCACCTTGCTGTCCTCCGGGGACCTGACCGGCAAGGCGGGCATCATCTCGCTGTGGTTCCAGGAGACGGGGCCGCTCGCCGTGAAGTGTGTGCCGCTGGCGGTGGGTGCCATCGTGAAGGCGAACTGCTACCACCTGACCGACGGCGCACTGTGGCCGGGCCAGAACATCGTCGGCACCGTCACCGCCTGGCTGTACTAGAACAGCGCCTGGGTGCGGTCGGTGATCCCGACCCGGTGCTCCAGGCCGTCGGCGAGGATCTTCCACAGTGCCCGCTCCTGGGCGGGCAGCCGGGGGTCGCGCTGCATCCGCCGGTAGTAGGCGTGCTGGTCGGCGATGCTGGGGTTGCGGCCTTGCAGGTGCGCCCGGACCCGCTCCACCGCGCGCAGGTGTTCCCGGCCCCAGTCCTCGGCGAGGGTGCGGAACCGCTCCACCGGCCCGAACGCCTTGCAGTCGCACACGCCGAAGAAGTCCCGCCCCGAGGTGTCCACCCTGGTCCGATGGTTGCTCATCGTCCGCCCGCCATTTAGTGACTAAACGCTCAGCCCACCGCTTCGACGACCTGGAACAGGTGCTCGCTGCTGAGCCCGGTGAAGGCGACCGTACCGGTGAGGATGACGTGCACCCCGGTAAGACTCGCCAGTACCTCGCGGGCTCTCGGGTTCAGCGGTCCCGTCTCCTGCGCCAGGAACTCGACCTTGCCGGTGTCGCCGTCGGCGACGGTGATGGCCAGCCCCACGTAGGTGCCTTCCTCGCAGGCCTCCAGGTAGGTGCGGGTGTCGATGGGCAGGTCGGAGTGCAGGATCTCCAGCAGCCCGTCGGGGGCGACGAGCAGGGCGTGGTAGGTCATGACAGCGGCTCCGCCGGACCGGGGTCTGGCTGCAACAGTGGGAAGCGGGCCGCGTCGAACTGCGCCTGGGTCATCCGCTGCCCGCCTATCTCCACCCACGGTCCGTTCAGGTCGGCCCACGGGTCCTGTCCTGTCTCCACCCAGCGGGCCACGTTCACCAGGTCCATCGCGTCCGGTCCGCTGGTGCCCTGGAAGGCACCACGTTGTGGGAGCAGAGCCTCCCGGGCGACACCGAGGGCGACTGCTCGGCGAGCCTGATCCATGTCACTCATCTGGTTGCTCCGTCCTCGTGGTTCCACTTCCAGCACTCGCAGGGCACCGGCGCATCCAGGTCGTTGTCCCAGGCGGTCGTGTCGCAGTTGAGATGCTTCCCGGCCCGGCACTCCGGGCACACCGGAGGGTCGCTCACTTGATCCTCCGCACGTCCAACTTCTCGTAGGAGCCCCGCTCGTACTCGACGTGGGAGCCGTTGACGTGGACCCAGCGGACGCTGTACTCGCCGGTGGAGCCCTGGATGCCCTGGAGGTGGGCGCGGGCCTGGTCCTTCAACTGGCTGCCCCGCTTCTCCAGGTCCAGCCCCTCCCGGTACATCTCCACCGAGGTGAGCACCGTGTCGTCGGTGAGCAGCCCGGACACGTCGGTGTCCCTGGCCCGGCAGTCGCCGTAGAACCCGCAGGTCACCGCGCACACCTCGCGGGGCGGTTCCTTCCGGGCCTCCTGGCCGTTGGTGTAGGCGTAGACCACGTCGTCCAGCCACATGGTGGCGGCCTCCACGACCAGTTCGTCGTAGGGCTCCAGGTTGACGTGGACCTGCTTCTCGTCGGCGGCCCGGTCGACCCACACGTTGGCGACCTGCACCTGGGACAGCGGCCGGTCCCCGAACATCCCGGCCTCCCACGCCCCCTTCGCGTAGCAGTGCCGCTGGAACTGCTGCTGCTGGGAGGGGCCGACCCGGCGCACCACGGCCAGCCCCCGGTCGGTCTTGACGTCGATGATTCCCCACGGCAGGACCAGGTCGGGGTGGCCCATCACCCGGTAGGTACCGCCGTCGCCGACCAGGGTGACGTTGACGGTCTGATTCCGCAGCGCCTCCGGCCAGGCCGCTTCGCAGGCCGCTTCGACGTGGTCCCCGATGGCGGTGCCGACGAACGCGGCCAGCACGTCGGTCTCCTCGGGGATCTGCTGGGCCAGCATCCGGCGGGTCCGCTCCGAGCAGTAGCCCAGGTCGGAGATGCCGACCCGGAACTCGGCGGCCTGCTGGCCCCGGAGGGAGTACAACGAGGCGTCCATGATGGCCCGGTAGATCCTGTCGGCCAGGCCCTGCTCCACCTCGTCCATCGTCCGCCAGCGGGTGGGCTCGATGTCGATGTCGGTCACTGCCGTGCCTCCCGGTACGTCTCGATCTCGTCGAGCAGGTGTTCGACGTGGAACAGCGCGTCGTCGACGAGAGCGTCCAGCAGGTCCTCGTGGGGGACGATGTTGTGCTGCATGAACGTCAGGCGCATGTCGGCGTGCAGCCGCTGCTTCACGTCGAAGGCCCGCTCAGCGGTGGCGCTCACGACCCGACCCGTGCGTCCACCGTGTCCGGCTCGGCAGGGGCGGGGTCCTCCGGGGCCTCGCCGGGCTCCTCGCTGACGATCGTGGCACCCAGGCTGTTCTCCAGCACCGCCCGCTGGTCGTCGCTCAGCGGCCCTTGTACGGCCTCGATCGTCCCCACCCCGAAGACTTCCTCGTTCATCAGGGTGCCCCGGATCAGCGGGGCCAGGCTGCCGTCGGCGTACAGGTGCAGGCCGAAGGCGTCGCCCAGTCCGATGGCGGCCCGGCGCAGCGCGTAGGACTCGACGCTGGTCAGGCACAGCGCGTGCGCCTCGCCCCGGTTGGGCTGGGGTGCGTTCTCCTCGGCGTGGTACTCGGTGAACTCGGCGACCGGCCAGCCTTGGTAGTCCCGGACCCGCAGCGTGCAGGCCGCCCGGTAGCACACCGTCCAGTACGTCTTGTTGCCTTTGTCCGGGTTCTCGAACGAGGTCTCGTAGATCAGTTCCACGCCGTGGACCTTCGAGTCCCAGTTGCCGGGACCGAAGACCCGGGACAGTTCCGCCTTGACCTCGTGCGCCGGGACGTAGGTGTTGCCCTGCGTCTGCTTGGTCCGGTTCTGCCGGACCGGGGTGAGCAGGCGCTTGACCTGCTTCTGGGTGAGGTGACCGCGCTGCTCGTCCATCGGTTGCTCCTGTCGTTTAGTCACTAAACCGAGCGTCCCCCGGGGGTCGGACACAACCCCCTCAGACACTGC